TACGATGCTATGGGTTGGGACAAACCAAATCCTAATCTTGCAAAAGCATCACAATTTTTTGGATTTTAATTTGGATAATCCAATTTTATTTCGTATATTTGTCTAAACTAAAAATTAAAAAGTATGAAGAAAAGTTCATTTGAGGGATTTATCTCTCGTTATAACCTCGGCGGAGAAGTTGAATCCGTTAAGGTGGTATCATCTGATGAAGGAATGTCAGTTCGCTTTATCTCTGATGATAAGACTCTTTTGGGTGTTGTAGAAAGTGAAGACAAAACTTTCCCAAATGGAGAGTTTGGTATCTACACCACTTCACAACTCAAAGGTCTGCTTGGTGTTCTTGATGGTAATGTTGATGTAAATGCAAATACCACCACGTTGGTGTTTTCAGATGCTAAAACATCGGTAAACTATGTGTTGGCTGAATTGTCAGTTATCCCAGTAGTTCCCGAACTCAAGCAACTCCCCAACTTTAACTCAACCATCACTTTGGATGAAGCGTTTGTCGCAACGTTCATCAAGTCAAAGGGTGCTTTGAGTGATTCTGACACATTTACTTTTACTTGTAATAACAACAAAGGTGAGGTTATTTTGGGTTACTCTAAAATCAACTCAAACCGAATCTCTATCAACGTTGATTGTACTTGTGATGGTGATGTTCAACCTATTTCATTTTCAGCTAAATACTTGAAAGAAATCCTCAACGCAAACCGAAACGCGAAGTCATCTTCTATGAAGATTTCATCACAAGGTCTTGCTTCGGTTTCTTTTGAACACGAAGGATACAAATCTAATTACTACCTTGTAGAAGTAAAGTAATGTTTTGGGATACTGAACCAGCGAAGCCGGAATTCAACTACGATGTAGAGAAGAAAAAGTTCATAGATAATATGGACTACCTTTCTACTATGTCAGTAGAAGAACAAACGCTGTATAAAAAGTGGCAGGAGTGGAATCACGACTTGGCTACCTCTATGAAGAGAAAAGCAAGTCTGGCACTTCACTACAACTCTCTTTGGATGCCAACGGACATTTACAATAAGGAACAAACTATCAAAGAAATTGAAGACCTTGACCCTTATGTAGAAATCGTTGATGACCCAAAAGAATCTACTCGTTGGACCGAAATCCGAAAGTTAATCCATACGATGTCTTTTGATGCTAACCCCGGTCGTAATGTAAAAATCTACATTAAGGACCGAGTTAGTGGTAAGATTCTTGGATTGATTTCGCTGGCTTCAGATGTCACATCATTGGGAGTTAGGGATACCTACATTGGGTGGACACAAGACAACAAATACAAAGATGGTAGGTTAAATCACACTACCATTGCTTCCACTATCGTGTGTACTCAACCCTTGGGGTACAATTTCTTGGGTGGTAAGCTGGTCGCTTGTATGGCGACCTCGCCTGAAGTTCGTAAACATTGGAAAGACAAGTACGGACAAACTCTAATCGCAGTAGGCACCACTTCTTTGTATGGTATCCACTCCCAATATAATGGAATCCCACATTTCAAAACCCTCGGCGAATCCGCAGGTAAGGTTTCTACCAAGCCAGATGATTCAGTATATGAGGTATGGCATCAATGGGTAAAGGAACATAAAGCTGAAGAATACGCCAAACAAACCGCTGAAAAAGAAGGTGTAGATGGACCCGCAACCGGAGTTAAACAAAAAGTCATTACGATGATTTTCAAAGAACTTGGTTTGAAGGGGTCACACTACCAACACGGATTCAAAAGGGGTGTATATTTCGCTCAGATGTATGAGAATGGTAATGAGTTTCTTCGTAATGAAATCACCGAAGACCAACTTGTGATGAAAGACAAGTTTAAAGATGGTGACCAATATACGATGAATTGGTGGAAACCTAAAGCTATTCGTAGATACACAACTTTATTTGATGAAGGTCGTATCAAACCTGAATCGTTGTTTTATATTGACATCATTGGTATGTCGTGGGAAGACGCAAAAGCAAAATATCTCAAAGAAGTAGGAAGATGAGTAACTCACTATGGGTCGAGAAGTATCGACCAGACACATTAGAAGGTTATGTTGGAAATGAACATATCCTTGAGAAAGTAAAGATTTACATTCAGAACGAGGATGTACCTCATTTGTTGTTGTATGGTCAAGCCGGAACAGGTAAGACCACACTCGCAAAAATCATCACTAATCAGATTGATTGTGATTTGATGTATATCAATGCTTCGGATGAAAACTCCGTAGACGCTGTTCGTGATAAGATTCGTGGATTCGCATCTTCTATGGGATTTCGTAAGTGGAAAGTCATTATCTTGGATGAGGCTGATTATTTGTCTCAAAACGCCCAAGCGGCTCTCCGTAATCTTATGGAAACCTTTTCAGCGTCAACTCGTTTTATCTTGACTTGTAATTTTGTTGAAAAGGTAATTGACCCCATCCAATCTCGTTGTCAGACATTCGCTATTACACCACCATCCAAAAAGGATGTTGCAAAACGACTCAATGAAATTCTAAATCAAGAAGGTGTTGAGTTTGAGATGTCAGATTTGGCTGTGATTGTTAATAGTGGGTATCCTGACATCCGTAGGGTGTTGAACGCAGCTCAACGACAAGTAATCAACGGAAAGTTGGTGATTGACAAACAATCAACTCTTGAAGCAAATTATACTGATAAAGTGGTACAAGAATTGATGTCTAAAAATGACGCAAAAACAAAGTTCACTAATGTCAGACAAATTATTGCTGATTCAGGTGTTAAAAGCTTTGAACCTTTGTATAGAACATTATACGATAGAGTTGATGAATACGCAGAGGGTAAGGTAGGTCAGACCATCTTAAACATCGCAGATGGTCAGTACAAAGACACTATGGTAGTTGATAAAGAAATCAACGTAATGGCGATGATGTTAAACATTATAACAAGTATTTAAAATGGCAAAAATGATTAAGATTGAAACGGATTATCGTTTCTATGAAGTAGAGTTGACCGATGAACAGGTTCAACGATACAATTCCGGCGAATATGGCGCTGATGAAGTAATGGAAGAATTAATGGATATGGATTGGGAATGGACCAATACCAAAGATGGTGGAACTGATTATCGTTTAGAAGAATAAATTATGGCAAAAGGTAAAGTAATTCCGATGGGTCAAAAACAACAACCCACCCAACAAGCACCAAAGATTAATGTAGACCCTTTCAAGTTGAAGACGGTAACCTGTCCCAATTGTGAAGGTATCTTCTTCACCGAGGTGACTATGTTCAAGGAAGTTCCTGCGGTTATGTCTCCAAATGGTCAACAATCAATGTTGCCTATTCCTGTGGTGGTATGTAATGAGTGTGGAACCGTACATCCAAAGTTCACTCCTAAAGAGTTCTTTGAAGGTGGCGAAGAAAAGTGATGATGGTGTAGTAAAAGCCAAGGGGTTATTTGACCACTTGGGTGGTATTACACATCTAAAAACTCCGTGGGAGAGTTTGTCCCCTATGGATAAGAAATCGTTTGAAACCTATATGGTGAATCGGTTCTTATCTATGGGTGCTGATAACATTGAGATTGTAAACATTGTTAATCAGTACACTAACGGACAACTCACCCCACGAGAGGTCTACAAGTTTTATTTGGATATCCTACCAAAAAAGAAATCATTCAACAAGTACATCAAAGGCAAGTCCGAAGACAAGTGGGATAAAAATGTAATTCAGTATTTGTGTAAATACTATGAAGTATCATCTCGTGAGGTTTTGGATTACCTTGATATTCTTACCAAGGATGAAATCAAATCAATAATTGTAAAATACGGGGTTGACCCAAAGGAAATAGATAAATGGTTAAAATGATTAAAGAAGCAAAGACAAAAGTAGAATGGGTTGGTGAAGAAGAGCGACCTACCTATGGTGAAATCAAAGATGAATCCGCAGTTGAGTTTTGTGAGAGAACTTATCCACAAACAACTGAAGAGTTCAAAAATATTTTGGATGAGATGTATATTACTTTTTGTAAGAAGCAAAGAAACTACGGACCTGGTAACATTTCGGTAGGAACCGCATTACAAACCCAAGATGAAGTAAAACTATCACTTACAGGTCTTTGGTTCCGTATCAACGACAAAGTTCAACGATTGAAGCAGTTGGTAGTATTTGGTCAGCCAGATGAGGTCGGTGAGCCAATCCAAGATACATACGAAGACCTTTCAGTCTACGGAATTATCGCTCAGATTGTTCAGCGTGGTAAGTGGGGAAAATAAAAAGCCCGACTATGTGGTGTATAATGAAGAGGGTGGGTACAACGCGCATCTTCTTCCATACGCTACAAATGTTGGTGCGCCCGTAATCCAAACTGATGATGTAGACCTTTGGAAACAAAGAGGTGTAAACAAAGTAAATAAACAATTAGAAACCAAATTCAACGAACTCAAAGAAGAATACCAAAGATTGGTAGATGAGTTCAAATGGAATGATTTGGTTTATAAAGCAAAGTTCAGTTTTGAACCTGTAATTGGTGAAACATACCACCTATATGTTGGTAATGATGGTAATATATTTTTATCTCTAATATCGCCAAATGAGTGGAACCGAGAACACTTTGGTTCCTTTAAATTAGATAGTAATCAAAAATGGGTAAAGTTATGAAAAACATTTTGATTGGGAGCATTTTGCTTTTAAGTTCTTGTGCTGTAAATCCTCTTCGTAATATTTCTACCGAAGGGTTTTCTTATGAGGGAACTGACATTTATTACAAGGGTGAGTTATGTGCTCAAATGGCTGCGTTGGAAGTTGCATATGATGATGGTAAAATTGTTCGTGAAATCACTTATGTTGTGACTGATGAGAAGTTTAACGATGTTGCTATGGGTGTGCTCAAGTATGTCCGTGATAGAAAACCAACTTGGGAAGTTGAAGTTGAGCTAAAAAAGTTTGTAAAAAGTTTGGATAATTAAAAACTTTTTCGTATATTTGTATAGATGAAAAAGT